TATGAGAGAGATAATAGCGTTGCCGACCACAAAAGTACGCAAACTTTTACAATGGTTTCGACTTTACTAGGTTCTTGTTCTTCCATAGAAGTGCAAACTCTTGTCTAATACTAGCAATGTAGCTATGTTTGGAAAGTAACACAAGATTATTATGCTCAAACTCTTAAAACCAATACTACTAAAGTTCTTTACTACAACTGCTGTAAAGAGATTAGTAGTTGATCTGCTTAGAGCAATCTGCAAACAAACTACCAACACACTAGATGATCGTGCTGTTGATATGTTGGAACAACAGTTGTTTCCTAAAATGAACTGATATGAACCACAAAGAATTTTTTAAAGTACTTATCGGCAACCCACCGCCAGAAATAGAGTTTGAAATTGAAGTTAAGCAACGTGAGACAGAACAACTGTCTGATGAAGCTGTAAGGGCATATTGTTTAGACCTAGTTAAATACACAAGACTACAAGATTTGCTTTTGACTTCAGCAATAACTCGTATATCAGAGATAGAAACCAAACTATACAAGTATGAAAGAGGTATGAAACTATATAAAAAAGTTAGAAAATTAGGGTTTGTAGGTAAAATAAAGTATCTTCTGTTTGGCAAAACAGATAAGAAATGATTATATTAATTAAAAAACAAGACTAATCATGGATAAAAGCTTAGAGGTTTTAAACACTATGCACTATGAGTTAGCAAAACTTTTAGTGGATAAAATAAAAACAGGAGAAGCAAAGGCAGGGGATCTAAACGTAGCTAGACAGTTTCTAAAAGATAATGGTATTGAGTGCTTACCAGTAGAAAAGAACCCAATGCAAGAGCTTATGGAGAACCTACCAGACCTAGATGCTGTACCTTTAGCTGATATATGAAAATTTTAGATACCTTTGCAGGTATAGGTGGTTTCAGTTATGCTGCTGAAAAACTTATAGGCGGTTTTGAAACTACACAATTTATAGAAATTGACCCTTTCTGTCAAAAAGTCCTCAAAAAACATTGGCCACACGTTCCTATCCATGACGACATCAGAACCTTTACAGCAGAACCTTTTCAATATCAAGTCATTACAGGAGGATTTCCCTGTCAAGACATATCAGTTGCAGGTCTTCAAAAAGGCATTACCAAAGAAACCAGATCAGGTTTGTTTTACGAACTCATGCGAGTCATACGCATGGTACGACCCAAATACGTTGTCTTGGAGAACGTGGCAGCGATCCTTAATAGAGGGTTGGACATTGTACTCAGGGAACTTTCCGAAGCAGGGTATGATGCAGAATGGTCAGTTATACGAGCAAGTTCTGTGGGAGCCTGTCATCAGAGAAGCAGGTGGTGGCTCATTGCCTACCCCAACGACAATGGATCACCTTCCACAGAGAAGTGTGGATTCAATGGTGAAACAAGTGACAGAACACAGAAAGGGCAGAACCAAACTTGCCAATCTGAGAGAAGCAGTAAATCCAGAAACAGTACAGTTGTTCAACGAGCTTCAGAGTTTACCGACTCCGACAGCAAGAGATCACAAAGACGGCTGTTACAATTCAACAAAGAACTGCAAGAAACAAGACACATTAGGGAGAAAGATACATTTAGTTCTTCCAACCCCGACAGCTTTAGAACACAAAGCAACAGCAAAAGAATGGAATCACCAATCTGGACAAATGCTTTCCTCAATAGCAAGGAGAGGAGAACTCTCGACCCAGACTGGAGAAGATATGTTTCTGAACCCAGCCTTTGTAGAGGAGATGATGGGCTACGAAATCGGGTGGACAGACTTAGATCATTAGGCAATAGTGTCGTACCTCAATGTGCAGCTATTCCTTTGCAAAGGGTAAAAGACCTTTATGAAGCCACTTCCTAAAAAACTACAGGACTTCAGATATTTTTTAATCGTTACCTGGAGAC